ATCTGATGAGATGTACGGACGATTCAAGGAACTACCAGATTCTGAAAAGAAATTTTTTGGTGAAAATGAAGACTTACTACTTAAGATCTTAAACTCCGAAACGTCTTGGAAAGGCTGGCAAGAACTCCCTGACTCTCAAAAAAATATTTTGCTTAACAATGAAGATTTAATGACGAAAGTTTTCGCATCAGAAGAATCATTAAATGCATGGAATCAATTGCCGGATCCAGTTAAAAATATGCTTGCTAACAACGAAGACATCTTGGCAAAAGTAAAAGATGGGTCAATTTCTATTGAAGATTACAACACAAATGTTTTACCTGCTTTGAAGAAACTATTCGGGGATAATAGTGATATTATCCAAAAGCTTACCCAAGGAGAGATAAGCTTAGATGAGTATGATAGAAATAATCCTCTAAAGAAAATCTTAGAAGGTGATTCAAGTTCAACTCAACAAGCTACCAAAACAGGTGGTATAGCTTTAGATCAATTTGATAAGAATAATCCTAACGAGAAGTATTTGAATGCATTAGACAAGGCGACAGTGCCAGCTAAAAAAGCGTTAAAATCAGTTCAAGAGTTCGCTGCACAACGAAACTACGAAGTAACTTTAACTACCCGTAGAGTTAATATAAACGAACGAATAGATGTAGTTAGCAACGGCAGAAGCACGGGTCAATACGCCACGCATGCTGCACAAGGTACCAATTTCCATAAAGGTGGAGATATGATTGTAAATGATCAGCCTGGTCCTTTGTATAAGGAAATTGTGCATGAACCGGGTAAAGAGCCATACATTCCCGTAGGGCGTAATGTTCTCATCCCTAATGCTAAAAGAGGAACCAAAGTTTATAAAGCAAGTCGTACCAAATCGATCATGCGGCGCTTGGGTATTCCAAAGTATGCTGATGGTGTGGGGATTCCGGAAGATTCTTCATTGGTTAGAAACCTGAGAAGTTTATCTCCTTCTTCAGAATCAAGTTCGATTAATGTCCGTACACCGGATTACTCTCAACAACTTGAAATACTCATAGAGATCATGTCTAACTTTGGTGAAGATTTGAAGAATATGAAGCTGTTTATGGATACGAAAGTTGTGGGAGGTTTAATTGATAAAAACAAAAAAGCTCAAGAAAGAAGTGAAATTAGAAGGGCAGGAGGAACTATTTAATGATTAGTGATTTAAAAATAACGTTGGATGGGTTCGTCTTGTCCGATTATTTTGACTTGACGGAAGAACCTGATAGAGGATTTTTTCCAAACGTTACAAATACAACAAAGCAGATCAGCCGATTAAATGGCGTGAGAGTCTCACAGACACGTTTTGAGGAAAGATATATAAAGTTGTCTCTATATGCTTTGAGCGGCAATTTCAGAGAGATGAAAGACAGGCTAGCAGTACAGTTATTTAAGGGAGGGAATCAGAAACTTTGGTTTTCAGATGAGCCAGACCGATTCTTTTGGGTGAAACTTAACGGTGAATCTTCTTTAAAGCGATCACTAGAATATCGTGGGGAAGCATATGGAACACTTGAATTCATTTGTGAGGATGGGTTAGCACATGCTATCCAGACCAAGGATTTCCAACTTGTTGATGATTCTGTAGTCATACAAAACGAAGGCACATACAAAGCACCAATCACTTGGACAGTAGATTTTTTAGCCGATTGCGAATCAATTGGATTTGTCACTGAAGATCGTATATTGCAGCTAGGATATGTAACATCAGAGGATATCGATGAAGACTTGTCAAATGTCGTTTTGTTTAACGACCCAATGAAATCAGCAACTAGCGGTCAATATTCAAGGAACGTAGGTAAAATTCGATGGCGGAATGATTCTGGCGATAACACTTCGCAAATACAAGGGTCGTTGAAGTATGAAGCTGATGCAATAACAGTTGATAGCTATGGACCGTCTGGTGCCGATGATGCATTTTGGCATGGTCCAACATTATCACGTTTTTTCAACGACGTTGAGGATTGCGAAATTTACGCACGGTTTAATTTTAAGCCAAATGGGGCCACAAAAGACAAAGCCAAGAAACAAGGGCTTTTCGAGTTGAATCTAGTAGATGCAGATAATCTTTTTATATGTGGATTTGAAATGAAAGACAATACCGATCAACAAGATAGGGTTGAGTATAAATTTTATGTTGGTGATGCGGAAATTAAATCAGGATTTTTACCAGCGGCTGTTCGAAACACAAATGGCGGCTTTTTTGGTATGATCCGTATTCGCAAAGTTGGTAATAACTTTGATTTCTATCTGGCTAGACTCGTGAACAATCCTAAAGGCGGTTTCAACGAAACTTGGAAGGCAACGCATAACTGGACCAACGAAGCCATAGCGATGTTAAAACCTACAAGGGTTGATATAAACTTTCTAAACTGGCGAAACAAGCAACCTATTTATCAATCACTCACACATTTAAAATTAACTAAATTTAATACCCGAAATGATACGTTGATTCCCAAAACATTTTTGGAAGGAGATCAGCTTATTTTTGATGGCTTGACTTCAAAAGTGACTTTGAACGGGATCACAGCGAATGATTATTTCGTAGTCGGATCGCAGCCGATTATTTCGAATGTCGGTCAGACAGAGGTATTTATATCGCATGAAAGTGCGGTTGATCCAATAGTCACAGCCACGGTAGAGGAGAGATTCTTATGATTTATCATATTTTAAACAGGGAATTTAACTCCGTGTGTATGATCGACGACGAAGCCGATAACTCGATTATTTTAACGGACGACACGCACACATACGGTATAACTAACGGAACACTTTTGAATACATTTGATTGCGCGATCGACAAGAATCATGAAGATGCCGGGATGATTCAAGTGGGTACGCATATCGTCTTCCAAGACGAAAATGGCGAAAATATTTGTCTGACGCTGATGGATACAGACGAAGATGAGTTCACACGAACCTGTCACTACGAAGATTTGGGCATGGAGTTGATCAATGAAACGCCTATGACATTCCCAGCATCATTTGCCCAACCTATTGAGTATTACGTTAATCGGGAAATATACGATAGTGGTTGGGAAATTGGTTTGAACGAGTTAGTAGATGCCAAAATGAAAATGGAGTTTACTAACAACGACACTACTTTAACGAGATTGCAGCAGATATGCGAGATGTTCAAATGCGAAATGTATTTTACTGTTGAGTTTCACAACTTGAAAGTGACGAAGAAAAGAATCAATATTGTTTATCAAATTGGGGTAGAAACAAATGAGGTTTTGAATGCTGGCGTAGATTTAATCACTGTCGGCAAGCATATCAATATTGATAACCTGAAAACTGCTTTGATCGTAACAGGTGGCAGCAATTTCAATAATTTGGTCTACAACGACGGAAACTACTTCACGAGAATCGGCGAATCAATCATCTATGACCGTGAAGCGAATGCTTTATGGGGGAGAGGCCATACGACTGATACTCGTGATTCTGGTTGGGTATATGGCAACTATCAATCACAATCAGACGATCCAACTCAAATGTTTGCAGAAGGTTTAGCTGAATTAAAGAAAGTTAATCAGCCAGAGGCTACGTATACTGTTGAAGCCATTTTTAGCAATACGGACTTCATGGTGGGCGATCGTGTGACGATTATCGATGAAGAGTACAACCCAGCACTGCGAATCAGCGCTAGGATCCTCCAGAAAGACATCAGTCGGACAAATCCATCAAACAATGGGCTTGTCATAGGGAATGTGATCGAATTACAAAGTGCAATCAGCGCTAAGTTGAGGCAGCTGCAGAATCAAATCAACCAAAAAGCCGATGACACGATCACAACTGAATTGATTGCAACAGAAGATGGTAACTTGAGAAACTTCGAGGTGAAGGTCTATAAAGGCAATGCCGACATTACCGCCAATCTGGAAAACTACCAGTTTTATTGGAAGCTGACCGACAAAGACGGGAACCTGAAAACAGAGTGGATAGAAGCCAATAAGGATGCTGGCAACACAGTATCTGTTCACTTAGATGATGTAAGGCGTGATAACCAAATCTCATGCCAGGTAATGTATGCCGAAAACAAATTTGTCCAAGCCATTTATTTCTGGAATGGACTAAAGAAGACCGCTAGCAAGATCATGAGGCTGCAAAATGAAAATACTGTCACGATTCCTTTTATCACAGATATCCATTATGCTACAGATACCTTCATTCAAGAGGATCTTGAGAATTATGGACGTACGGAAAATCATATCAAAAATGTTGCAGAATTGTCTCACATGATTCCGTTAGACTGCATTGTCGGAGGCGGTGACTTTGTTGATGGTGGTACTACCAAAGACACAAACGTCTCAAATATGAAGAAGGTTGTTAGTCTGTTTGGATTGGCAAGCTGCCCATTTTTCTTAGCGAAAGGGAATCATGATGACAATTCATGGGGAGATGGTCGGCAAGGTCGAGGAACTACTGCTAGAAATAAAGTCAATCAAAACTATATGGCCAGCGATCCTACTAGTAAGTCATGGCATGGAAACATGAGCTACACAATTAAGCCAAGTGAAATGTATGAAATCATCACACGACCTTCAACTATATGGGCAATTAATGAAAATCCTAATGATAAAAATATGTATTTTTATTATGACATTCCGGATAAAAAAGTGCGTGTGTTCTTACTAAACACAAATGATATTCCATATGTTTTTGACACGGATGGGTTAGTGAAATACTTGACGATTAATGTTGCTGGTTATCGACAAGCACAATTGATATGGTTTGCGGAAAATCTTAAAAGTATGCCTGATGATTACACTGCAGTCTGTTTTCAGCATCATCAATGGGGGCAATGGTACGCAACGAATAGTGCCTATTATCCTTATAACTGGGAATCTGTAGAAGGTATTTTAAAGGCGGCAAAAGAAGGATCAAGTTTTACACGCAAATACACAGGGAACGCTGATTTTGCTAGTGATATTTCAATTACATTCGACACGCCAAAAAACATTGCTTTTCTCGCTCACGGACATCATCACACAGATCGAATCACAACTAAATATGGGATTACAAACGTTTCAACAAGCTGTTCCGTTAGTCGCCCAAAGAAAGATCAAAGAGATCGGCCTTTAGGAGAACTAGAAGAAGACTTGTGGGACGTTTTTGTTTTGGACACAAAGAAAAAGCATGTAGATATCGTGCGGTACGGAGCAGGTAGCGAC